GTCCGACTTTGCAATGCTGGTCCCACCTTTTTGCGTCGGCGCTTACTCCTACCGGGTTTTGCAGGCTCCGCCATGCCTTCCAGAGTTTTCTTGCTCTGTCCCTGTGGTTCAACCCTTTGCAGATTGGTGTCTCGAGCCCGTCTGAGATTTTGTATAACAATTTTTCTGCAGGCTTGGTGAACTTCCCGAACACTAAGTTGAACCTTGGACTCCGCGCCTGGATCATTCTTGGATCTTTTTCCAGGGGGTTCTCCACTCTTTCCGACTTGACGAAGGCTTGAATGAACCAATCTCGCCCCGCGAGTGGAGAAACTGAAAGTGTACTCAATTGCTCCCGGTACATTCTTTGCTTCCTTTGGGGATAGCTGGCTAGCACCTGTTGTAAGTTCCATGGGTGTACTCTCTGCACCTCTGCTACCATCTCCGGTATCATGGACTTGGCTGCTTCCAACAGAGTCTCGTCTGGGCTCGGTGTTTTCCCTAGGACTCTCGTTAACAGGCTCCTCAACTCGTTGTGTAGGCACTTCCTGTGTATCCCCACGTTCCTCCATGCGTTCGAACACGCTCGGGTGAACCGCTGCCGAGAACTTTGGCAATAAAGACGCGACGAGTGCGTAGCTGGGAGGATGTATGTTCCCTCCCCCTGTGGTGGCACTTTGTAGTTGTTGGTGCACACCGCATGGTTCTCGACAACTGGTACTATCTGTGGTTGCTATGCTTTCATCATCCACGGTAGTTTGAACGTACCGGAAACCTTTCCCAGATAGTACTCGTGTAAAACCAAGAGGTTTGAACGGTCTTTCGTTACAACCTCCATGGTCTTCTTCTCCACCGGAGACAGACGGTGGGCTTCGGGAGCTATGTCTTCCAGCAGACTCAGGAAGTCCGTTGGCTTTAGGTCCCTCTTCTGTTCGCGTAGGTAGTCCCTGAGTCGCATCTTCAGCTGGCCCCCTGTGTTCTTGTCTCGGGGCATCATTGCTATTGACGATCTTAGGTGTGAGAGACACTGCTCTCGCAAAGCTGGGTCCTGGCATTTTGGTTTCCGGACCACTCTTGGGGCTAACCTCCACGCTAGGTATAGCCCCGCTGCTGTTGCTGGTACCCAGAACCAGGCTCGGGATAACAGGTCCCGACTCTGTCTGGCTGCTTCCTCCAACATCGATTTTTCGAGTTGATAGCTTCTGTACGCAGCGACCGGGTGTTTGAGGATCTCGAATAAACTTGTTGCCTCCCCGGAGGAACGACTCATCGCTCCTAAGACCAGCGACAACTGTGG